TTAGCGGGTAAAGCAGCTAAAATAGGTAAATCTTTTTTAAGCTTGGCAATAAAAGCATTTGCCACGCCGGAAGATTGTGGGTTTTGCAATAGCGCCTTAGTATCACAGCCATAATCAGAGCCCAAATACCCATAAACTGGTGTTTTCAGCCAATGACTCACCATATCCTGTATGTCTCTGCCCGTTATCGAGGCCATAAGCTCACCAATTTGTTAGTTTTTTATAATCCTTGCGATCCAGTGCCATCAAAGTACATAAAGTCATAGGCACTAATAATTCAGCATAAATGCCATCTTCGGTAATAGGCGAACTCATAGGAAAACCAATGCTTTCTATGACTAGCGGGCTATAAGTACGACCTTTATACAACATACCAATAAAGCACGGAGATTTTGAAGGTAGGATTGCATCAGACCACTTCATATCGCCATTTAACGCTTTTAGGGTGTTAACAACTGCCCCATTAGCCGCCAATTCAACAGGCAATGCCCAGGACATCAATTGATCAACGGGCTTTTCAACTTCTTCTCTCGCATTAGACCATGCCCTAAATAATGCCGTCACCTGTATTTTAACCGGAGGCATACCTGAGAATGTCTGAATTGAATTTAATTTGGTAATGCCCGTGCGCCCTTCAAAGCTACTGACAAACTGCTTAGCCTTGTTAATCGCAGTGCTATCAACCCCAAATTTATTGGCTATAGGCCCAGCTGCATCGATGGTATTAGTAATCTCACCCGATTGCAGCATTGCAAAAAGAGTTGGGCTTGCAGATTCCGGCCCAGCTTGCTCAAAAGGCGACTGCCAATTGAGCGTCATATCCATATTTGATTCTGTAAGCGGTGCAGAAACAACGGGCGTATCATCAACTCGGTTGCCATTCTTATCACACTCATAAAACTCAGCGATAAGATACTCATTTAGGCCGTCCCAAGTTGACGATAAAATATCCATTGTTGACTACAGACCAGAGTTTTTTCTAATCTTCATTGAGCGCATTCGGTGCATCATCGCACCCGCAGAATGAGATTTCATTTGCATCTTACGAATGCCAATTTTTTGCTTTGCTGACAACCTAACATGGCCAGAAATACGTTTATTAACACGCATTTTCTTACCACCACGCACGACCATACGTTTTTTATAGACGGCATCAAAAACAGCCTCTTCATCATTAGCGCCAAAAGCAAAGTTATCAATACTGTCATCACCATCAGGCATAGACCCATTTAGCAAATCCATAGCACGATCAGCCGCGCCTGAATCCCAATCATTCAGCAAGCCGCTAATCGTATCGTCATCAACACCCTGCGCTTCCAAATAATCCCAGGCATAATTAAGCAACACGTCTAATAAGTCACTTTCCTCATCACTTAATTCGCCATCTTTATTAATATCAACAATGCCAATAAACAAAGATTGTAGGCGATCAGCCGCTGACTCATCGTCACCAAGATCATCGGTTTCACACCACGTTGACAATGCAGTAGCGGCTTTCAATTTCAAATCTTGAATACCATATTTAGCCGCATCATCACTGCCAACGGCATCTAAAACGACATCATCTTTAACTTTTTTTACTTCCTTCGTTGCGCATCCATCCAATAATACGGATTTACGCAACATCTCAATTAAACTCATAAGTCACCTATTTGGTAAAATTTACAATTAACGGGTGAGTGCCTGCGTCACAAATATCTGACGTACAGTGCCATCATATCTAAGCCAATATGATACTTGCATTACATCATATGGTCTGCTCGCACTAGGCTCAACAAGAAACTTAAACGCTTCTGCTTCGCCTTTAACCAGCCAACCAGCCGCTTGTGCCGCTTCAAAGTAAACGCCTAAAAACGCATTCATACGCTTAACAGCTACTTGCATAGGCAGTTGCAACATATCCTTTGAAACCTTAGTCACCATATCGTCTACAGTCGTGCTCATATCAGCGACCGCAATCAGTTTCTTAAGGCTAGATTCAACTAAAGCACAGGTGATTGAGTCTCTAAAGACATAACGACCACCGCCACTGTAAATCTCAAACAAGACCGGATTAATTTTAGCTCTCGCTAAAGCATCTAATTCTTGATCAGTAGGCGTATAGTCTTGCTTAACACCCGTTCTTTGCAATGGCCATTCACGACCAGCAATAGGAAAGTTTTTAGGTGCAAAACCTTTGCTATTCGTCTGGGCATTCCGCAGACAACAACGCGCGATATTAAATGCTGCCGTACCCCAATAACCCTTGCCATTAATGCCGGTAGGATCATCAGACTTGATGGGTGCATAAAAAGCGTGCATTAAATGCGCGGTAATACTGGCACCCATATTTAACTGTTCGACAAAAGCAATCGCCGCTTCAATATTCAAGTCGCCTGGAATATCAAATTTAAGCTGTCTATTAGTATCAAAAGCCAATTGCGCTAATTGAGCTAACAAAGCAGGTGAACGAGTACCACCAGCAGAAATATAAGCATAGTTAAATGGCGTATATTGCAGCTTGGTACGAGCTGACATATAGTTTAGAGTCGTATAAGCAGTGCCGCCCTCATGGAAGCAAACTAAAGCATCAGAACTAATTTTCTTAGCGCGACCCGTGCTATTAAAGCCATAAGCCAGGGAATCAGGCATGACTTCATGAACATTGCCGGTTTCTATTTCAATTTCGTCAGTTTGTTGTGAAACAACATTAGGCAGGTAATCCGATACGCCATAATCATTTTGCGACTCTGGATTTAATGAGCCATAAAATTCATACAGCAATTCATCAGCGCTGTCATGAATAGCCAGGGTGATTTTATCATTAGATGAATCAATGCCACCGTAGGTTTTTTGGTCAGCATGAAAGCTGATTTTAATACCGTCGTTGTAGCAACCTAAGTGTTTAACTGAAAACAAAAAGTTATCAACCGGCGCGTCTTCAGCTACATAATAAGCAAACGGATCAACGGCATTAGTCGCACCAAATACAGCATAACCTATCGTAGCTGAAGAAGGCACTAAACGCTGTACAATCGCCTTATAAGCACCTTGATTTAAGGCTTCAACAACTTGTAGCCATGCTTCATTAAGGGCTGAATTGCGGATTGACTCGCCCTTGCCTAATTTTTTAAAGACATTGCCGCGCGACACATCAAAAGGCTTGTCGATTCTGCCGCGTGTAGCACGCATTAAAATACCAAATACCTGATCAGCATTGTCTAAGACGGGCATTTCTGAATTATCGAGCAGAGGGTTAAGCTGTACGCCTGACTCTGCTCCTAATTGCCTGGTAAATGCTTGCATAATTAAACTCCTTCTTTTACTGCATCAACAACAGCCGTATCAACAACAGCGTTTTTAGGCGCTACTTTGGGTGCATTCTGAACTTTAATGGGAGTAGCAGGTGTTAAATCTTCAATAGACATTGCTAATAGATGCTTATTAAGCTCAGAAATTTGCTCAATAGATGAAACTAAACGATGTAATTCATCAAACGATTTGATTTTAACGTCAGCTTTACCGTCAATCGGTGTTAAAAAAGCATGAACTTCTGGCAAAGCAATATTACGCGCTAAAAAGTTGCGCAATCTCATTTCGCGCGGAAATTCAGCGCCAGTAAAAAACTCGTTAACGAGATCATTCGCATCAACGCCCGTAAGCGAAGGTGCGCCGATATTGATTAGTGTAGACATATCGGCTCCCCTATTAAGTTAAGTTAGTAATGTTAATCAACGCGCAGCCTAATGAAGATGGTGCGTGCGGGTTAACACAAGTAAAGTTTCTGGCATAAAATCCAGCGCCGGTTTTTAGATCCGCATTAACAGCTAACGGGATAACGGATGGTGCCACAGCGTCGCCCAGTACAAAGGGGTTGCGGGTAACATCAGTCGCTCTACCGATACACAATACGCTTGCCGCTTGATGACCATCAACGATAGTCTCAGGCACAAGTTTTGGTGCGTAGTAAACTTCATATCTGCCGTATAGTCTGCCGATTCTGTAAATAGAAGGTCTTGCAGTAATGCCTGATGAAACAAATATACCATTGTCTAATGATTGGAACATTGCTGCTAAATAAGTCCCAACATACAAATGAGTAATGCCATGATTCATGGTGTCATTTGCCATTTTTTGATCAGCAGCACCTAGTGGTGTTGCGAAATCCTGCATGACTTGGAATCTTGTTTTTAGCGATGGGCCGCCTGTCGTCCAATTAAAATCAAAATCAGTGGTATTGTTTTGAGCTAGGCGCATAGCCATACCCAATACTTTGTAATGACGTTCGTTAGCAAATTGCTGTTGAATACCGAAAACACTTTCAGAGTAAGGATCAAGCCCTAATTCGTTAGCCATTTGCGTGCGTGAATCAATCGTTTGTTGAGTGTAAACTCGCCAAGGATTAGCTCTCAATTTAAACACATTAACGCTAGTGATGATTTTAGGTGTTAAAGACGGATTACGTTCAAAGTCGATAAATGCCTCGACCACCACATTTGTTGCCGCTGGAAGAACAGGTGTCGCTGTTAAAGCAATTACGCCCGTATCGGTATTGATTACACCAGCAATTGCATGTGCTGTGCCACCAAGTGTAATGCTACCGCTAACCGCAGAATTGCCAGAACCCGTGTTGTCAACTTCACGCGCTGCCACTTGACCGTTAACATAAACGATTGTACAGCCACGTAATAATACCGTTACCGCACCATCAGGGGCGCATGTTTCAGCGTCCGATTGAATAGCCGTAATCTTGCCGCCGATAGCGCCCTGACCATCGATAACGCACTTGTGAATACGTGATGATGAGATATAAGCATCGCCTGAGTTGATGCCATCTAATAACGCATTCGGGCCATAAGCGCCAAAAGCTGTGTCAGTTTGATGTTGTAAAATAGCTAAACGGGCTTCGTTACTGCCAATGTCAGCCGGTAAGTAATGGGCGAAAGGGATAGCTTCGGACATCATCGCCATGATTGCAACGATAGCGCGGTTAGGCTGTAAGCCCATTGAATCTGATTGATTGCTAGAAGCGCTATCAAAAGTAGGTAACTGATACTTCCTACGTGCTTCGTCAGTCGTACCATAAGCCGCATGAATAGCTTGCTCTACTACGTCAGCAGGCACTGAACAGCCATGGGCTGCTTCATAAGCATCAATGCCATCTAAAATCTGTTTAACGATAACGCCGGATTTATCGCCGACCTCATCCAATAAAACTTGTAAATTTTCTGGAACTTTAGCCGATGCTTGACTAATAAAGTCGTTAGCCGCTACAGAATCTAATGTGCCAGCCGATGTTACCGCGCTGGCTCTAAGGTTGTCTGTGAACTCGGCAACTTCAGCAGTTGACTTGCGCGAGTATTCGTACTGGATTTTGCTCATTGTAATGTCGCCTTTTTTTGAAAAGAAAGTTTGCGACACTATTGTTATGCAGAAAAAAAATGGTTTTTGTCAGATTTTCCTGAAGTGAATCGGCAAAAAAAAAGCCCCAATTAAGGGGCTTAGGAGGTGTTATTTTTTAGCTTTGAGTAAATGCTTACTTAAAGTACACTTAAGTCCAAAAATAGGAGCCAAAATAAATGCAGCAAGTAATTTTACAAAAATTCCCACCGCAAAAAGATGCTCAAGGAAATATTGATCATGAGAAAAGTTCTGCTGTGAATAGAATTTTGAGTATTTCCACAGACTTATCAAAAAGTGACGAAAATACATCTTTGCTTGGTCAATACACATGGATATTTCGTATGGACACGCAACTGCATACTCTAAGTGGTTTGGTAAATCTAGCCCAGAATGCCGACATTTCATATCGAGTAGCCTTTGTTGAAGATTTAGAATGGATTGATTATGGATTTAAAGATTAAACGGCTAACGCTTCAATCTCAACTTCAACATCAGCAATAGCAGATTTTAGCTCATCCCGTCTTGCTGTTAATGTCACCAACATTTTAGGTGCTGCCGTTTTAATAGCAGATGGAAGCTTAACGGCTAATTTAGCGAGCTTAGTCTGAAACTTGGTTCTACCTGCATTCACTGCGTTAACTATTTCAATAACAGCGGCACTTTGATCATCTTGGTTTTTGATGGGAATCAACTTTCCATTAAGTAAAACTTGAAAAATATCGCCAGAGCTTTTTATTCGCAACATAACGACTTGGCTATCACCCAGTGTTAATGACATTTCTCGATAAGATATACCAGAAGATCGCTTTATTTTAGTATCGATGTTTTGAGATACGACAGTCGCATGGTTTTTGCTAAAAAGCTTCATGACGGCTCTTGATGCTTTATCGCCTACGGCCATATCTTCAAAGGAAAAGAGTTGTTTTGTCATTGTGGAAGTCCTGTAAGTTCTGGTCCAGGCAAAACGCCTGAATGGGTATGTGTGCTACTAATATTGACACCATCATGAGTAAGGGTGCCGCCTGATAATTCTATGTTGCCTATGATTTTGATAGTTGCAGCTTGAATCACATAATCTGCTGTTGCGACAGCTTTAGCGCTATTTGCTAACGTACTCAAAATACCGTCCGCTACCAGTTCTATATTCGCATGATGAAAGCGCCGCCATCCAATAGAATTACCTGTGCGCGGATTACGCCATCCGGTTATCACTGGGTAACGTGGATCGCCACCGATAAAATCCACCCATACCGTATCGTCTGGAAGTATTTCAATTTCAGTTTCCCATTTTCCAGTTCTGGATTTATCGCCAATGGGATACTCAATCTCTGCCTCGGTATAGACATCGCCCCCAGAAGTAATGCCTGGTATATCGACGCGACAAGTGCGCTTAACTGGATCGTAACTTTTAACAATTGCAGGATAGCGCCCGACTAGATTGCCGTCATCCATTATTATTCCTCCAGGCTTGATAGCCATAGTTTTGTATATTGTTCAGGACTTGTACCGTCTGTGCCTGATTTAAAAACATGCGCAGCTGTTACAACGACTAGCGGCTTGCTGTCTACGATATTAATCAAGTCACCGGCACAAATTGTTTCTGTATAACCTATTTTTACAATCTTTCGCTGTACCAGGCAGCGTGTTAGATTACGTAATTGCTGTACATTCATGTGCGGCATAAAGCGAGCTGAGCGGGCCTTGTTGCGGTTGCCATGAACGACTTTACCGTTATCATCAATTGAATAAAATGATTGCACATGGTGCCGCTCTGAAAAGCCACTCTTAATATCTTGAGCAGCATTGTCCGGCAAGGCTTTAACGGGCTCCTGCTTGAATAAGTCTGCTAATCTGAAATATTGCATTTTGCCATTTTTCCAGCGCAGAATACCGCCGTTTTCTTGGCAAGCTCTGGCAATATGAAAGCTGGGTGACTCACCTGTGTAGCACATAAACCGATCAATAGGAAAATCCGAATCAACTGCTTGTAAGGTTGCCCCGGAAGCCCTATAAATTTGCGATAACGTAGCCCTTTCTTTCAAAATAGCCTTTTCGCGGACAAATGATATGGTGTAACAATTAGCTAATAAGGCGGTAATCTTGACTGATTCCTCGGCATGATCCCCTTGCGAGTTTTGCCCCATCGCGTGTACTGATTTAATGATATAGAACTTATCGCCGCCAATACCAGCGGTAATAATCTTACCCTCATCTAAGCCCGATTTAATGGATTCATCAACCCTTATTTCAGCCTCTAAGGTACAAGGGATAGGCACAGCATCAGAGCGCATAATGGCCGAGTTGATTAAATCGCCGCGTAGCTCGATGTCGTTAACAATAATTCGCATTGTTATAGTGATTATTAGGTGTTGACTTTTGTTTCCTAAAGGATACAATAAGGCTATGAAATATGAATTGAAAAAAACTCAAGAATTTAATAGCTGGATGATTGGACTTAAAGACAAGATCATTAAAAGGCAGTTGCTTTCTAGGCTTGGAAGGGCTGAAAATGGCCATTTTGGTGATTTCAAACACTTGTCTACTGACTTGTTTGAAATGCGTTGTTTCTTTGGTGGTGGCTTGAGAATGTATTACACATTTCGTGATCAGCAGATTATATTGCTGTTGGCAGGCGGAGATAAATCTAGTCAAGATCGTGATATTGAAAAGGCTAGAACTATTTTGGATAACTTGGAGGATTAAAATATGAAAGAAATCATCACGCCTTTTGATATTGCCGAATATCTTGAAACTGATGAAGATATTCAGGGGTTTTTGCGTGAATCTGCAAGCACTGGCGATATGTCCGACTTTATTCATGCCCTGTCTATCGCTGCTCGTGCTAAAGGCATGACCGAAGTTGCCAAGCAAGCAGGCGTTACTAGAGCCAGTCTTTATAAATCGTTGGCTGATGATGGCAATCCTAGATTTGAAACTATCAGCAAGATTGTCGAAGCGCTTGGATGTAAGCTGGTTGTTAGCTAACGACCGATTAATCATGCCGCGTCTACCTCTTTATATTGAGCGCCTTCAATGCGGTTTTTGGCTATTTCAAAATAATGAGCGTCAAGCTCAATACCTATGAAGTTGCGGCCTGTTAGCTGGGCTGCAACTTTCACGCTACCCCCCCCCATAAAACAATCCAGCACCACATCATCTGCATTTGAATAGGAATTAATTAACCATTGACATAAATCAATGGGCTTTTGTGTAGGGTGTAATGATTTATGGTTATTGTTGCTGAATTTTTGCACCGTGCGAGGATGGCGGTCGCCAGTGTTAATCGTAGTACAGTCTTTATGTTTATGTACGTGTCCAGTACGGTCATTTTTATGCGTAACAGCATAGGCTTTACCCGCTATTTTCTGCGGGTTATATGTCGATTTTTTCAGGGCATTAGTCATGACAATAATAAATTCATGCGCTCTTAACGGACGAATATTAGCGTCTAAAAAACCCATAGCCATTGTCTTTTCCCAGACAATTTCATAAGCGGTTTTAAACACTTTATGACTTCTAAGCTCAATCAATAAATTCAGATCACAAAACGAAACTAAAACGCCCGTATCTTTTAAAACCCGCTTACAGTCGATTAACCATTGTTTGTAGTCGATTCTAGGCGCTTTATCAAAAGCCAGATTAGTAGAATAATAAGGCGGATCAGTTACGATTAAATCCACACTACCATCAGCTATATTAGCCATCTCAACCAAGCAATCACCGTACATTAACTGTATGCTCATGCCGCGTCTACCTCTTTATATTGAGCGCCTTCAATGCGGTTTTTGGCTATTTCAAAGTATTCTTTTTCTCTTTCAATACCTATAAACCTAAATCCTTCAATTATTGCCGCCTTACCAGTTGAGCCTGAACCCATAAATGGATCAAGGAC